CCCATTAAACCTCTCGGCCATTTTATTCTAAACTCTGTGTTATCCTGAACATCAGATTCCATTAATTGTAGTCTAGTATGATGTTGGTTTTGTGTTTCAATCAAACCAAAATAAGCCCAGGTGCCGATTGCGACAAGACCGATCAAACTAGCAACCGTTTTCATTGGCATCTGCACGGATGCCTCTTCCGATATCGTTAGTGGTTTTTTTATTGACATGATAAACACTCGTCAGAATCTGAATCTAATTCTGCTAATGCTTCTTCTTTACATTCTTTGCTGCAAAATAAATCAAATTTATCTTTTGCATCAAATGCTTCTTCACATTGTTTACATTGTTTTCGCATATTATTCTCCAAATAGCCAGTTAACATATCTTTGCCACCAAGACAATTTTTTAGTTTTTTCTTTTAAAACAATCCAACAGCAATCACAAAATTTACATTGTGCTTCACCTCTATGTCTATGACCACAGTCTTTACATATATTAATCATTTTTTATCCTCCAAATTATAAAACATTTTATCAGAATCTTCAGTTACCCAATCTCCACCTTCAACATCCCAGACTGTATTTTGTACCTTATAGTCTGGCCATTCAGTATCAGTTGTATAACTATTAACGTGCCAAATGATTCTGTTATTTGGCTGTGCAGCATAGTTGCCGTTTTCAAGTGCCATTATATGTGCGCACTTATGTTCTTGCGGAATTTCAGAATGTTCCGTGTTAAGTATATTAGTCTCTGGATGTGCCCAGTCAACCGTAAATAAATATTGACCTTTATAGAATTTTTTATCTTTGCCTAAATATTTACCGTCTATACCAGCCAGCCAATCAAAGCAATGCACACTAGGCCAATAGCTAAAACAGTTCCACAACTGTAACTCGTTCGCCTGCATATCCGGCACATCGGCTCTATCATAGTGTTTTTGGAAAAACGCTGAGATAGGCAAACGCCAAAAGCACGCACCATTGGGAAGCATGATATTAAAAAGGAGAGCGCGACCTGATATAGAGACAAGACCAAAGATAACGCAGTCACTAGCTTCTCCCTTATGTTCTTTAAGATCATAAAGATACTCCTTCCTTATCTTGCAATAGATCGGTGGTATGTTCGCATTTAAATAAGCCATAGTTCCTCATATTATTTAATTTCGCCCCAGTTAGGACCTTTTTCATAATCAACTTTATTAGGAACTTTTAGATCTACTGCTTGTTCCATTATTTCTTTTATTTTATCAGCTTGTGTTTCAGATTCAATAGAAAAATCTAATTCATCATGTATTTGTATATGTGCTAATAAACCTTCTTTATATAAATCAACCATTGCTTTCTTAGTCATATCTGCAGCACTACCTTGAATAAGTTTATTTAAAGCTTTGTATGTAAATGCTCTACGTATAGGATTTCTATACCAATAATTTTTTTTGGGTTTTAGTTCCGCATCTAATAAAACTTTACCATCATCATCTAATTCATATGGTCCCATTTTTTGTAACTCCAATATTGTATCATGATCTTGTGCAGGAACAAATGTACCCCAATCACTTCCTCTAAGTATGGGTTCATACTTAGGAAATCTACAACGTCTACCTAATAATGTTTTTATTCTACCATTATCTTGCGCAGCTTCCATAACTCCAGTCATTAATTCTTTTACAAATGGTACTCTATCATGATACTGATTAAATAGTTCATCTGCTTTTTCTTTAGTTACACCTAATTCGTTTTGAAGTTTTGCTTTACCCATACCATAAAACAAACCTAGATTAATTGTCTTAGCTTCTTTTCTATCTATCTTAGCCATGTCAGCAACAATTTGGTGAAAGTCTGTTGATGGATCATTTTCATATGAGTCTGCAATTATTTGTGCTGTATCATAACCAAATCTTAATGCATAATGTGCAACAAGTCTTGGTTCCTGTTGCGAGTAATCAAATGTTCCCCACTTACAACCTTCTTCAGGTATAAATAAACTTCTAATTAATGGTCCTGTATCTGGATCACGTGCTGGAATTTGTTGTAAGTTTGGATTAGAATAACTAAATCGTCCTGTAACTGTACCACCATCATCAGATCGTATTTGGTTTATATCCGCATGTATTCTACCATTATGTGAATGTTTTAAAATAGTATCAATAAAAGTCGTACTGACCTTGTTTATTTTTCTAGCTTCTGCTATCATACGAACTACAGGATGATCATGAGAGGAAATAAAATTTTTTGTAAATGAAGGAGAGCCAGTCTTTTCAGTACGGTTATAAGGTAGTTTCAGTTTGTCAAAAACTTCTGCGATTGATCTGGCTGCCCATATCTGAGTATCTACTCCTGTTTCTATTTTTATTTGTTGCAATAGGTTTTCTTCTTTTACTGCCATTGCTGTTTTTAATTGACTCGCTTTTTCGATATCTACCCGCACCCCTAGGTGACGCATATCAACTAAACAAGGAAAAAGATCAGTCTCAAGATTAAATACATTTTGTAAATCATCTTCAATAATAATTCTTTTAAAGTAATTCCAAAGTTCTAAAGTTAATGCAGCATCTTCTTCTGCATATGCACCCACTTCACTTGCAGGCATTTTCCACATATCTGCTTTAGGATCTAATCCACGTTCTTTAGCTGCTTTGTTTAGTAAAGATTCATTCTTACCTTTGTTTAAATATATCCATGATAATGAATTTAATGTGTATGAGAATCTATTTTCATCAATTAATGATGCTGCAATCATAGTATCTATAATTAAACCATTAATTTTTATACCTAAATTACGTATCCAACACACGTCGTACATAGCATTATGAAAAATTTTTGTAGCAGGTGATTCACAAATATCTTTAAACCATCTTAATACTCTATCTCTGTCCATGTTTGGACCTGTGCCATGAGCTATTGGAAAATAATTTTTATATCCATCTACAGCAACAGCTATACCTACAACTTCACCATTACCAATAATAGAACCTGATCCTTTTGTTTTTAAATCTGGATCTCTAGTCTCTAAGTCAATTGCTATTTCTTCTGCTGATCTTAAATCAGGAAACTCTGTAGGTGCTACCCATTCTGTGGTTGGCATCAACATTATTTTTTCCTCTTCATGTCTTTCATCTTTTTAATTTCTAATTCACAATAATGAATTATTTTTTCTAAATCTTGTATGCCATTTTTATTCATATAACGGCATACATATTTAATAACATTTCCTTGAAAAAAAGAAAGGTCATTTTTAGAAATGAATTCATAGGGTTGAATGTGAAAATCTTTATAGTGATTTCCGCCTATCTGTTTATCTTGTGGAAATAATTTTTCCATGTCATCTTTATGTGTCATATTTTTCTCCTGTATTTATGTTGGCAGTTGTTGGTTTAACGATCTTATATCCAATGATAGGGAGTCCGAGAAAATCGAACCAACTTCGTCCGTTAGAACCTGATGCTGCCAGTCACCAGTAAAGGGCATCTCGCTCCCAATCGGTTTATATACATTTGTATATAAATTCTTATAAATGTTTGTATTCATTTCTTTTTAGTCTTGCTTTCAATTTATATAAATTATTTCTTGTACGTGTTGATCCTACATACCAAACTCTATGTTCTTCATCGTGTTTATCTTGACTCTTTTTAATTGCTTTTTTAATTTTATCTCCCATATCCAAACAAAGAATTATATTATCTTCTTCACCACCTTTAGCCGCATGAATAGTAGATACCTGAATACGTGCTTCTTCATCTAAATTCTCACCATTATCTAATAAATGTTTTATGTATTCTCTTTCTTTATAATCTGTTTCTTTAAATGCATCGAACCAATTTATATTTTTATCCCATTGTTCTTGTTGTAAACCTGTAAATTCAACAATGTCTTTTATTTCTTTTTCTTCTAACTCAATTCCTCTACACCATGAATTATAATTTACAGATGCATTATATATTCTAACTTTAAAACTTTTACCTTTATTAGTTTCATAATATAAATTTCTTTTTCTTAATTCTTTTGTCATTCTATTTAATCTAGAAATAGTTCTTGTTTGTATTAACCATTTACCTTGAGTTAAATCTACTTGATCTAAATTATTTATTCTTTCACTTATACCTTCATAATCTCTTGGATAATATTGTTTAAGTTTTCTTTGTCCTATTATGTTAGTTAAAGGTATCATAGATTGTTCTTGAACCGCTCTAGATATTCTTTTAGAATATTTTAATACTGTTTCTTTTGCAGGCTCATTTATGAATCTGTTTACATCTGCACCTGCCCAGGCAAATATAGCTTGGTCATCATCACCTGCTAAGTAAATATCATCTGCATATTCTTTTAATTTATCAAATAACTTCCATTGTAGTGGAGATAAATCTTGTGCTTCATCTATAAATATAACTTTAAATCTTGGTAAATCTTCTTTGTCTATTAATTGATTTATCATGTCATTAAAATCTAATTTTTCTTTTACTCTTTTATATTCTTTTAAATTGTCATCAATGTTTTTTAATATTGAAAATCTTTTTATTTCTTTTCTATTGTGTTCATTTCTATCGTATTCTTCTCTTATAGAAATATCTCTATTTATAGCTCTACCAATCATTTGAA